CACCCAAGACCAACGCCCCCGAAGTCGTAGCAACAGGGGTGTAAAGTTTGCCTGTCTTAAAGCGTGCAGGTACTAAAATCAGCGATGGTGTCGGCATTGTTAGAAATTGAAGATTGCAGCGAATCGTGTGAACAGGCAGCCATTCACGGCAGCCTCGGCAGCGGTAGCCCCATCAGCGGTTGCCCTTGTATTAAAGGCGTTCCAAGCAGTCAAGGCAGGGTCGCTGACACCGCCAAGCAGTTGATTGGTTGGGTAGCCGTAGCCGTAGCCGATTAGCATCTTAGAGGAATGTGTAACCGATAACGGAACCTGCGCTTGGGGTAACGGCAGTAATCTTACCGCCATTCCTTCCGCTTATCACGATTCCAGCGGATATGGATGCGCCCGAAAGGTTGTAAGCGGTTAGAAGGTTCTCGCTTCCAGTTCCAGTAAGGGTTGTGAATGTGGCAGCAGCGTTGACTACCAAGAAGTCATAGTTCTTTCCAGTTACGGCTCCGTTGATAAACTCCATCGTACCGCCTTGGCCGAGCATCTGTTGCAATATGGGTGTAGGCATTTTTTAGCGTTTAATTGTAAATGTCTTTTAGGTGGGAATTTCACAAACTGAATGCCCGTAAGGAATTTCAAAGGTCATCGTAGCCTGCCACCCTGCCGTGCGGTCGTCCCGGCTCTCTACAAAGCGTGTAAGCGATACGCTGGATGAGAGAGTCCAGTCCTCGTTCGGGTCGTTTGTAAGGCTTGAAATGAAGTCCTGTGCGATTTGCAGTTGGTCGCTTAGGACCTCGTCCTCGTTATCCTGCCAGCCCAGCGTAGGGCTTCCCGAAACCACTCCACCCATCGGCTTAATGGATTCAACTCTATCACTAAAATATACCCCAACCACCAAGTCCAAAGTACCAGCGTCAGTAGTTGCTGACTGAACGTCCGCAAAAACGAGCGGATAGACGATTCGCTCACGGCTGGGGGTTCGTAGGTTGATGGTGTTGTCCGTTCCCACCGCTAACGGGTCCCCCGTTCCGAACGAGTTGACCTGTGGATGAGCATTTGCAAGGTCCAGCAGGGCCTGCTTGATTTTTATCCAAGACATAGTTTTGTAACTTGAGTATGTTCTTTTTGTGTGCGCCCATTTCAGCAGTCGTTACAACCAGCAAGCGGTCCGTAGGGGTAGGGGTAGTCCAAATTGCTGATTCCCATCCTCCTGTTGCGGTCCAAGACCATCCCTGTTCGGTAGTTGGTAGCGTTCGGGTAGATGGTGTCCAAAGCCGATGGAGGCGAGTTCCAAAGCGGATAGGAATTGCGGTTTTCCATCAAGTAGCGAGTGATTCGCTCGGAGTACCACTCGGCATCGTTCTTGACCTTGTCGGTCAGCCGGGTTATTTCTTCCATGCTCATTTGGGAGGATTCCTCGCTTGTTCTACGGACCATGCCCTTGTTCATGTACTTGAACGCCAAGACCATCGGCAACTCGTAGTAAAGCCATTGAATCATCGCAGGTTGGATGTAGTCCTCCAGCAGCGTTTGGTTCAGGGCCGTAGTCGTACCGCTGACCACTTGGGTTACCAATTCCCCGTACAACGGAGAGCCAACGATGGGCTGAATCCGCATCTCTTGCACCTTCACAACCGTTGGCCGGATTTGGGTGTAGGATACGTTCTCGTTAATGATGCTATTGTCCAGTAGCGTTTCTTCGCTTATGAATAGTGCCTTCATGCCTTGCTGATTTTATTGCCTTTGCGGATGACTAACTGCTGCTCCCAAACGTGCCTGCATTGTGGGCGATTCACTCCGCTCGGTGTGTGATACCAACCGCCTCTGCGATTCCATACCGAATAGCCCATAATGGCAGAAATCCCATCAATATCATCACGGGTATAGACCTTGCCTTGGTCGGCTAAGTCCAACATGACCTTGCAGAACTCACGGCTTGACTTCTTGTCCTTATTGCTGAAACCTGTGGCCCATGCGTATTTGTATCTCACTTCCAAGACAGGCTCGGCAACTTCCTTCACGCCTTTGGGAAGATTCTGCTCCGCAATTTGGTCCACCGCCCTACTAATCGGGTAGCGGTCTTTGGTAATCAAATAAGCGATACGCTTGGCGACCTTCGCCTTGCTGACCCCGAACTCCTTCGCCATTTCTTCAACGCTTGCGTCCCGGTTCTTCTTGCGGTAAGCCTCAATCTTCTTGTCCAGTTCCTTTTCTTCCTCGCCTAACTCGGCAAAGGCCAAGCGGATATTCTCGTCTATATTCGCATCGAATCGCATCGGCTTGGAGTGCATGACATGGTAGTCATCCGCATGGCTTCCGAACTTGCTTGCAACGACCTCCAAGACCTTGAACTCCTCATCGCCCCAGCCGTAGTCCTCGTCCTCATCGGGTTCGCTGAACTCTTGGGCCTGCACTCCGAGCATCGTGTCAATCTCTTGGGCAGATAAGCCGAACCCTGCTGATAGCATCGTCCGAGCCATCTCAAGCGTGATTTTTTCTTGCATATACTGGCGAACAATTCGCATCAGGTTTTGGTACTCCCTGCCCGATAGTTTCTTGATGTTGTCGTTGCTCTGCAATGCTTCCACCGTTTGCGGTTGCTCATCGGGTTGTGCATTCGGTCCAACCACATCGGCAGGTTTCTCAAGCGGTTGCAGACCTGCTTTCTCACGCAATTCGTCTTTGGTCATTATCTGCAAGAGGGCTTGCTCGCTTAGTCGCTCCGTGATGGGTTCCACTGGGATAAGTTCCATCCCTTCAACTCCATTGAATGAGCCTAAATAGTTAATCATCCGCTCCACCTTGCGTACCCGGTCGTTGACGTAGGTGGCCTTGAATAGTTCGTAGGCTTCGACCAATTCGTTGCGACCACCCAATTGGCCTTCGGTCTTGACTCCGAAAAGCATCGGGTTGGTTACACGATGTGCGATGAATATCTCTTGCTGGATAGCCTTGTTCAAGATTTCGAACTGCTTGTCCATATCCGATGGGGTCAGCGGTTCAAGCGTAGGAGCCTTTGCAGCATCGTCGTTGAAGGTTACAACGAATCGACCAGCGTTGTCCGTACCGCTGAACTTGCGTTTGATTTGACGCTCAATATCCCCCTGTTCTTCGGGGGTCGGAATCCCGTTGTTGAAGTTGATTAGGTAACCCCCCCAAAAGTTGTTTCGCAAGTTGTTGTTGTGGAAGTTGGCAACCTGCACGTCTGCCTCAATCCAAGCGTTCCCTCCGATATACTCCGGCAAAGGATAGTGCTTCACGCCAGCAGCATAAACCAGATAGTAAAACAACTGCTTTCCGATGCGGTTCTCGGTGTCAAATGCCGGTATTTTCTCGATATCCCCGACCTTTGGGAACAACTGCATCATGTCGTCATTGTACCAATCGGCCACTTGAAACATCTTTTCTTCCTTGTCAACCCTGATTTTCTCAAAGGGGACGTGTTCCATCTTCGCAATCGTGCCAAGTTTGGACCAAGTAACTGCGACCGCAAAGCCGTTGAATATCTCTAAATCCAGTACCAGTTTCTCGGTGATGTCGTTCAGGTCCTCCGTGCTGGAAAGTCCATCAAAAAACTTGATGAACCGAGCCTGTTGCTCGACTGTCAGGTTGTCCCCTGCCTGCCAACCACCGCCCATGATGTAGTTGACCTTCCCGTTGACGATAGCGTTGTGCTTGCTGCTCCTGCGATAGTTGTCCAATAGGTAATATGGGTACTCGTTAGCAAAGCCGTAGGTGATGTACTTGCCGGAGCGGTTCTCCAGCATCACGGGAACCTTATGCTCAATCCCCAGCCATTGGGTAAAGTGTTGAGTAGATTTGGTACTCATAGCGTTGTAGCAGTAAAGTTTAACGACTGAATAGTGATGGCTTGGTCGGAATCGATGGACTTGACGTAAATCGTGAACTCATCGTTGACCGCAGCCGTGAGGTAGGCTTCAAAATAGACCGCATGACCGTTGTCGTGGCTCATCGTGAGCGATGCCTTACTGGATGCAATCGTGTTGCCATTCTTGGCGATGTACCATTCAAACTCACGTTGGTTGCTTGCCGAAAATGTCAAGTTTGCAGACACTTTCAACGCAGCACCAGCGATGCCCGTGTAGGTAATCACGCAGGTGGTTTTGTTAATGGTGAAGTTGTAGGTTGACAAAATCCCTTCATCCATCGCAATCGTCAACTTTACCGCTGCATTGCTTGTTGGGGTGAAGTTGGTATCGCCCGAAACGCTCAAGGACCCAAAGCCCCGTTCACGATTCAGGGTCGCAGTATCGGCAAGGTCATCGAATAGACCGCCCACACGGGATGCGGTGTTCGCTCCAGCAGCGGTTTCGTTGGTGATTGTTAAGGCACTCGCTTGTAGTTCGCTTCGTGTTTGTACGCTCATTAGGCAAAGGT